AGTAGGTTTAGAATATGGAAAAAAATATAGTGTTAGCGATGTTCAAAGTAAATTACGTTATGGAAAAATCCTATTTATGACTGACCAAGATTTAGATGGTAGTCATATTAAGGGTCTTGGTATTAATATGATTGATAGTGAATGGAAATCATTAATTGATATTCCAGAATTTATTGGTTATATGAATACACCTATTTTAAAAGCTACAAAAGGTAAAGAGGTGAAAGAATTTTATAATAATGGTGAATATGAAGAATGGAAATCTGATGATGAAGTAGATTTATCTAAATGGAATATTAAATATTACAAGGGTCTTGGTACAAGTACCAGCAAAGAATTTAAAGAATATTTCGCTAAAAAGAAAATTGTTAATTTTGAAAAGACCGATGATTGTAAAGATGTTATTGATATGGTATTTAATAAAAAACGAGCAAATGATCGCAAAGATTGGTTAGCTAACTATGATCGAAATGCGTTCTTAAATACTTCTAAATTAAATGTAAGTTATAGCGAGTTTATCCATAATGATATGATTCATTTTTCAAAATATGATAATGATCGTTCTATTCCAAATATGTGTGATGGTCTTAAAATTAGCTTACGTAAAATTCTGTATTCCGCTTTTAAGAAAAAATTATATTCTGAAATTAAAGTAGCCCAATTTAGCGGTTATGTATCCGAACATTCTGGATATCATCATGGAGAAGCTAGTTTAAATGGAGCTATTATTGGATTAGCACAAAATTATGTTGGTTCTAATAATATTAATTTGCTGCATCCATCAGGGCAATTTGGTTGTATTGATCCTGAAACACCTGTTTTAATGTGGAATGGTACTATTCAAAAGGCAAAATATATTAAAGTTAATGATAAATTAATTGGTGACGATGGAACTTGTCGCATAGTATCTAAATTAACAAGTGGTATAGATGATATGTACGAAATAAAAAATGGCAATATGGATAATTATATTGTAAATAGTCATCATATTTTAACTCTTTATTATTCAGGTCACAAATCTATATTTTGGAAAAATTCTTCAAAATCATGGTATATGAATTATTTTGATGATAATACTAAAACTGTAAAATATAAAAATATTAGAACAAATGAATCTACTAATGGTGACCATTATAATAAATCTTCTCTTAACAAAGAAGAAGCATATGAAAAAATTTTAGAATTTTCTAAAACTATAGGAGATAATAATATATTTGACATAAATGTGCAACAATATTTATCATTACCTTTAAGTGTAAAAAAACATTTAAAAGGTATCGTAAACACTAATGTAGTAGAATGGGAAAACAAAGATTTAATTATTGACCCATATATTTTAGGTTTATGGTTAGGTGATGGTATGAGTGATTGTCATGGTTTTGCTAGTATTGATTATGAAATAGTTCAATCTTGGGCATTATGGTTAGATACTATTGGATGCGAATTATGTCATAGTAAAAGTATTCCACCACATGAGAATCATACATTTTATATTAGAAGAATTGGTTCTTGTAGAGATGAAGACAATATAGCTATAGGTGATTCTAATAATAATTCAAATATATGTAAAGGATGTCAAACATCAAAATATAAATGTAAAGCATGTGATTGGGTTTTTGAAAAATCTACAAATAATGTATTATGTCAAGGAAAAAATATAAATGGAGATAGAGCAATTAATTTAAATCCATTTAAAGAACTTTTCAAAAAATATAATTTATTTAAAAATAAACATGTTCCAAAAGACTATATAGTTAATAGTAAAGAAAATAGATTAAAAATATTAGCTGGTATGATAGATACTGATGGAACATTAAAAAAACAAAAAAATTCATATAGATACGAAATAAGTCAGTGTAAAGAAAGAAAACATTTAATAGAATCATTTAGAATAATTGCTGGTTCACTTGGATTTAGAGCAAAAATATATAATTATGGTAATATGTATATATTATCAATTACTGGTGATAATATTCATGAAATACCTGTAAAACTTCCAAGAAAACAAATTATTAATCAAATAAGAATTAAAAATTCACACAAAATACATAATATCGATATAAACTATATTGGCAAAGGTGAATTTTGTGGATGGAATATTGATAAAAATGAAAGGTTTTTATTAGGAGACTTTACCGTGACACATAATACCCGTCTTCTTGGGGGACGAGACGCAGCTTCAGAGAGGTATATTTTCACATATTTAAATTCTATTACACGTTTAATTTATCCTGAAATTGACGATCATGTATTAGAATATTTAGAAGATGATGGAACAATTGTAGAACCTATTTATTATGTTCCAATTATTCCTATGGTTTTAGTTAATGGAACCAAGGGAATTGGAACTGGTTTTAGTACAGATATTATGTGTTATAATCCTTTACAAATTATTAATTATTTAGAAGGTCTGATTAATAAAGCAGATGATATGAAGTTAAGACCAATTGAACCTTATTATAATAATTTTAAGGGTAAAATTTATCCTTGTGATGATTCACGAAAAAAATATATTATTAAAGGATGTTATGAAATAATTGGCACAGATAAAATTAGGATTAGTGAATTACCGATTGGAACTTGGACACAAGATTATAAAGAATTTTTAGAATCTTTAATGGATAATAAATCGGGGTCAAAGGATAAAGGAAAAACAAAAGCAAAGGATGAATATATTAAAGATTTTAATGATATGTCTACTGAAAAACATGTTGAATTTGAAGTTACATTTTATTCAGGTTCTCTAATGAAATTACTTGGAGAAAAATACGATTTTGGTATTGAGGGTATAGAGAAATATCTAAAACTTTATACTACACAAAGCACTACAAATATGCATTTATTTAATGATAAAGAACAATTACGTAAATATGAAAACGTATATGAAATTGTAGACGATTATTTTAAAATCCGTTATTACTATTACGAAAAACGCAAAGAATATTTAATTAATAAATTAGAAAATGAATTAAAAGTACTAACTAATAAAGCCCGATTTATTCAATATAATTTAGATGATAAGATTGATTTAAGGAAAAAATCTAAGTCTGAGATTAATAGTATTATGGAAAAATTTGAATTTGATGTTGGAGATTCCGGAGATTATAATTATTTGGTTAAAATGCCGATGGATTCTGTTTCCAAAGAAAATGTGGAAAAATTAATGAAAGAACATGAAAATAAAAAGGCAGAATTAGAAAGCATTAAATCTTCAACTATTGAAAAAATATGGTTAAAAGAATTAAAAGTGCTAAAAAATAGTTATAATGAATTTTTAGAAGAAAGTTTAAAAATGGAAAAAAGCGAAACTTTAGAAAAACCTAAGAAAAATAAGAAAAAGTAGATATTTAGGATAATAAATAATTTTGATTTAATATAATTTTTTTTTATTGGTATAATATATAAAAAAATGGATAAAATTGCATTGCTTGATAAAATCGAAAGTATGAAGACACAATACCCAGTTCATAATGACACACTCGAAAGATTGGAAAATCAATTAAGAGAAATGGAAGGAACGGAAGAACAACTCACAAGTATAGACAAGGAATTAAAAGCAATAGAAAAAAACCCTGAGGCAGTGGAAGGTGGTCGTAAAAGAAGAAAATCTCGTAAATCGAGAAAATCACGTAAATCGAAAAAATCGCGTAAATCAAAAAAATCACGTAAACCAAAAAGAGGAAAAAAATCGAATAAAAGAAAAAAAACAAGAAGACATTAATTTATGGTTTTAGTTTCAAACAATCAGATGACTTCACATAAATAAAAAATATTATTTAGTATAAATTTTAAATAATATTTTTAAAATATTTTAAATAATATTTTAAGCAAAATTATAACATATAATTGATAACCAAAAAAGAAGTGCTAAAATTATAGATAATATAATTTTTTTGCTGAAAAAATAAATCAACAATATTGCTAAATATAAACTAATAGTACATGCTAAAAATTTGATATGATTATGTATATATCCTTTAATATTTCCAGAATTATTAATAATGGAAAATAAACCAAAAAGACCTATAATTGGTATTGCTGGTATTAAAGCACATAATTTATATTTATTATATAATGACAAATGATATATTAAAGGCAATATTATTGCTCCAACAATTGAATATAAAATATAATAAGTATAATTCATTTATATTTTATATGAATTTTAAGTTTTATTTTTAGTTTTATTTTAAAAATAAAGAGAGAAAGGTATAGATTATTAAAAAAATCATAAAAATTTGTAAAAAAATAATAAAAAATAATAAAAATAAAATATAAAAAAATAAAATATAAAAAAATAACATATAATATACTATATAGTTGGGTATACTATATCTTATGTATTTAATCTCTCAATAGCTCAGTTGGTAGAGCGGAGGACTGTAATTGGTTCATTCTTATCCTCGCCCAACGGCTATCCTTAGGTCGCCTGTTCGAATCAGGCTTGAGAGATATATTTTTATATCATATAAAAATATATCATAAACATAAAGATATTGATAAACATAAAGATAAATTTTTCAAATAGCTGCGTATTTTTTACGGAGAGAAAAAAAGTTTTTTTTATTTTTTTTTGTCATATTTTTTGTAATATTATTAATATTATCTCTCTTTTTAATGTCTGGAAATATATGAAATGGTATATTTATTTTATCAACATGTTTATTTGCTAATTCTATCATTAATTTTCTTGTTTTTGGTTTTAAAAACCGCCATATATAAGGCATTTTATTATGTAAAGTATTAGCATCTACTGTATGTTTTGTTTTTTTAGTATTTTTTAATATACATTTACTTTCATCTCTACAAGTATGTTTATATTTTTCATATAATGGCCCCCAATTAGCCATATTACATAATGACCAATTTCTAGAACTACCTGGAACACAATATGATGGTTTACATTTATTCATCGTAGAATTACAAGGCACATGGTCACATGTTTTGTATATAAAACATTTTTTAGAATTATTAGAATTATTAGAATTATTAGATTTTTTAAAATTATTAGATTTTTTAGATTTATGTTTTTTTCTTCTTGTATCCATAATATTTAAATATATTTTAAAAATATAGGTTAATTAATAATATATCATAAACATAAATATTATAATATGTAAAAATAATATTATAATATATTAAATTATTTATTTAAGCAACACTTGATAAAGATTTGGTATATGGGTTATTTTTGAAGGCACTTAATAAAGATTCATCCATACGAGCATTATTAAAATTGTGATCATAAGTTTGAATTCCATTCATTTCACCCATAAATTCGGCAGATGGTATTAAACCTGGTCCACCATTTGGAACATTATTTCTATTATTTTTCATAATATTTTCATTTCGAGTTGTTGTTGAATTATTATGATTATTAAATAAACTCATGCTTCCTTGATTAGGATGTAATTCATATGTTTTATTTACATTATTTTGTTGGGCATATTCAGCATTATATGTTCTTAAACCATGATTTTGTGCGGAACCATTACCAATATATTGTTGATTTGTTGTTGTACGTTGATTATCATAATTTTGATGTTGTGTAACTTGATACGCATCACCACGATGATTAGGTGCTTGTACATTAACATAATTTAAATTAATTTTTCCAGTAGTCATCTCTCTATTTGTAACTTTTGTTTTATCATTTTGATTAAATATATGTCCTGTAGGATTTAATCCATTTACATTTCCGGTTTGTCTTAAATTACCAATTACATTTTCTTTACGTGTAGGATTTAATACATCCATTAATGGAGCAATTACTGCTTTTGCCATACCATATACTCCACCCATTTCCGGTTGATTTTTATCAGTAACACGATTATTAGGTAATATATTATATCCTTTGACACCATAATCATTTTGATTAGCAAAATTTTGACCTGTTGCTGTTGCGTTTGAAATTGGTAAGCTACCTAAACCTTGTTTTTTAGATTCTTCATATTCGG